TCTTAAGATACTTGTATGAAATTTGTTTTAGGCGGTTACCGTCCCGCCCATTCGTACCTCTCAACTATGGAGAACCTCCTTCCGTGAAATCCTCGCACCCACTCTACAGTGGTAAGACCATTTGTCGCTGGTGCGCTGACATTTTACGTCGATCAGAGACGGCGATCCTCTTCAATCCAGTTCAGCAAGATACCAGAAGGGAATTAGATCAATTCCACTTTCCAAAGCCTCATTCATGGCTTTAATATCTTGCTCGAACATCACTCTCGACTCCTCAAGCAATGCCTCCATCTCGCTGTCAAAAGTTCCCGCAATCGGGAAGTTTATATAAGACGGATTATATAAAATCTCGTCCCAGCTACGGATACGGATCCCCTGGGCCCTATCCATATGGCGTTGCATTTCAGAGTGATAGCGGAGATTATGTTTCTCAGCGCGAGACATACCAGATTGTCTCATTTCACGATCATTATTAAAGACATCATAAATTGTCTTCCTGAATAATGACTCCACGACTTTAAGTCGGTAATAAGACTGTTCCAGCTCATCCATGTCGATTTCTACCTCGTCATCTTGACGTTTAAGAAATCTGGTCTGTTCAAGACCATGAAATCTGTATGAATCTTTTACGATATCATCAAATTTCCATTGCATGAATGAACGCTCTTTTTGCGGCTGAGGCCACCTTTTCTTCCCAAGGTGCATAATCATAAATGTGAAGAGTTTCCGATCGTAGTTAGAAACTTTCGGTTCCCCCTTTTCATCCTCTTCAGGAATTAAGCCAGGCCCTCCTAAATATTCTGGTGTATACCACGGAATATTTGGTGAGCGATTCAAAATCGGCTTAATCGTACGAATGAATGAACGAGAAACTTCTGGCCAGATATCTTCTGGTGCCATCCTGCGTAATTCTCTATGCAGCGATCCAAGGCTTTGATAACCTCTGTCTTTCGACATCGAGGTTAGTCCTGACCGAGGTTTATTCATCATAATCCCCAGAGGAACAAATTTCCTTTGATGCCACTTCACACCTGTCCAATCATAAGTAACTGAATTTATTACCACGATTGGTTTATGTGACAGTGAGAACAACGTCTTTCCTTGCGATGACGTCAGTCCTGCATAATTAGTGATTCGGGTCCAATACGATCGAAGATTCATATCTTTATACAAGATATGCCTCCCCATCGCCTGATCTTGACGCGGGCCGACCATTGTACAGTCGTCGCCATTCACTAAAAGCG